CTTTCGGCGGCCCCTTACAGGGCCTTCAGGTCGCTACCGTAAAACGTATGGGTTCTAAACCATTACGTCTTAAATTCGGGTACTACTTAGTCTTCCGTGTAGTACAACGGTGCGGTTTCTCCGACGGATCGAAACCTTGAGATCATTTTCTGAAGTTCGCTTCAGTTATCCTTTTGAGCAATCGATAACGAGAAACGTCAATGCCCTTCGCAACCAGGGCCAAAAACTTACTCATTTGATGTTCCACATGTGTGGTTTTGAAATGAGAGAAGCTTTTTATCGTCGTTGTTTTTCCCTGAATGTGAAAAATTCGACTGCCTGCGACCGTAGACCAGGCGCAGGGTGGTATTGGCAGCTAGTTCCCCCTCACCCATTTAAAGAGGCGAGGCTGGTTCACAACCACACCAAGGCGGGCGATGTTTGGCTGCTCTCAGGGCCGTTAATTCGGGATGCCCTTTGGGTAACGGTGCCTTCTCCCCTGATCAGCAACCGGCTTGGTAAAGCTCCATACTTATAAAGAAAACATCAAAAACGGTATGAGAAGACCGAAACATTCTCTGACCACCGGGAAAATGAAGTCCGGTAGAGCCATCATGGGTAACCTGGTAGCAGCTCGAGAGATGCCTTTCTTCGAGGGGCGTTTGTCAAGATCCGCACGGCGAGCGAGACAAAATGCCATTGATCGCAATTGTTCAACCCTCAACTCACAGAGGCCCGCTGACCATTCTAAGGTTCTCCGGTGGAACAAGCATCAAAAGTATCTCGCCAGTCTTGCTTCGAAAAAGCAGGCAGGCAGGATTGTCGTCCGCCAGACGGCAGACAGGATCTTCGGGGAAGATCATTCAATTAAAACAGGAGTTAAAGCCTTCCCGCTTGAAGTTTCTCATGACCGACTCATCGTTCGCGATGGTCAAACCAACTTGGTCCATGGGCAGCTTCTTGTGGCTTCGACTCCCACCTTTCACATTAAATCCGCAGCAGGCGACCACGGATGTGGCGCTGCTTCCTTCAGAATTCCCCCAGGCTCCGACATCAGCCTGATTCAAAGAAGAATGGCCACCCTCCCTACCGGCGGGAGAGTGTGGGTGCCCTCGATCCGAAATCGGGGTGACTTAAGCCGGTTCAATGGTCTAAAATTCCCTGACCGTTTGGAGAAGGACGTGCTTATGCTTAATCCTTCAAGGTTCGCTGGGAGCCTCGGCTCCGGTAACCATTTCTGCCACATTGTTCAAAAAGGCAGCGAGCGTCGTCTCGTGGTTCATACCGGTTCTCGGGGTGTCCTGTCAAAACTTACAGACCCTATGGTGCGGCATTATGGGTCGGCATACTCTGAAGAGTATGGTCAACTTCTCCGTACATGTGAGCGGTGGGCGCAGCTTAATCGGGACACCATTGCCAATTATCTCATTACAGGCAGGTTAACCGACAGCCCTGACATTCTTTCTGGTGTACATTACCCTCACACTAGGCTTGACGACATGATGCCGAGCAGGCCTGTTATCCAGAAGAATGTGACCCGTCACAAAAAGAAAACCAAGGCCGAACCCTTTAGGGATTTAGTCTTGGGGTCCCCGCGTAGTGGTGTCACTTTTGTTGACGCCCCTGGTCCTTACGTAGTCCATGGCACCGGGCCCGACCCCGAACAGAAAGGTGGTTTCCTTCCCACATCGTCCCTAGGGGGCGACGTGTGGGAAAGTGTTTACAATTTCGACCGTCACGTAGGTGCCGGTGGGACCACCTTTATTAATTAACTTCGGTTAGAGCTGGGGAACTCGTTAAAAGCCACCAAAACCTTGCCAAATGGAGTTGGGATCTCTTAAAAAGCATCCAAACAATACCCACCGAGACGGGGATCTCATTAAAAACCGCCCAAAAACCCATGCCACCTACGCTATATGTGAATATCGGAAACGACGGCTGGTGGCAATAAACTTACTTGCCTGATTGTTTTCATCATGGCGGGCTTAGCTCACCGGGGAGTGTTCACACTAAACCTGTGATCCTGGACACTCCGAGCCCGAGTTGCTCTACCTTGATGTTTTTGAAGCAAGAGAACCTTTTAATCGCCATAAATTTTCCGGGATTGCGAAAAATTTGGCTGCCGTGCCCGTAAAGCCTTAATTGGCAGGGGCGGAAGGGAAGAGGAAACTGAGCCGGGGGCAGTGAATGATAGGCACTGTTCTGACTCTACCCTGTTAGAGAGCTTAAAAGCCGCGACTGTCTGAGGGCCGTTAATTCGGGATTCCCATTCTTTTGGGTAACGGTGCTTTGTCTCCCCTCTAATGTCAGCTGTCTAGCGAAGTCCATAACAACCATGGCTTTTAACAACACAAAAAAACCTGGCCAGCAGGATAAACTGGAAAAGCGCAGAGGCCGGCAGGCCTCTGCTAAAAATAGCAAGATTCCCAAGGGGAATCAGAATGACGACCGTGAGGTTGTCTTCGTCAAGAAGCCTGGGGGTGAAACCCAGGTCAAGAAGATGGGCCCCGCCTCTAAAGGGCGGGCCATCGAAAAAGCACTCCTCCCCCTTGTTGGGAAGGAATTTAAGGCGGTCAAGCCGTTTAGCGCCTTGTTGCCGGGCCCCGCGCGGCCCAACTCACCTGCCAACTCGGTTGGCTCATCTGGTAGCTCCAATGCTACCCTCATTGAGGCGGTTGCTCCTCCCCCGCTGCCTCTCAAGACAAAGCCCGTCTTCGACAATGAAGACGAATTCCACACCGGGGAGGGCAGGCGTTATCGCCGCTTTGGGGCCTTTTGGGTCCCTGAAGAGTTTTTGATCCGGGCTGACCCTGCAACAGGCAAGCCCGTTTTTCCTGTTTCTTGTGGCCCATTTGCTTCGGGTCCACAGCCTCCCGTGGAGGTGAAGAAGCCGTGGGTGATTCCACCCCCTAAGGTGAAGGCGGCTGCACCACCGCCGCCTCCTCCTGTGGTGAAGTTGCCGTTGAAGCCTGCTGGGCCGAAGGTGACTTCAAGGTCACTTTATGATGCCGCGCGTGCGGAGATGTGGGCTGAGCGTAACCCCCGTTTGCGTCGAACGGTTAAATCCCAGTGGACTAAGTGGTTCGACGAGGAGCAGGCGAAGACATCCGGTCGCCCCTCGTACTCACTTGGTGATGGGAGGTTTCGTTTCGTGGAGGGGAAGAGACAGATTGTCGTTCCCAACACCACTGTGCAAGTCCGATCAATCTCGGATTGCGTCTCGATCTCCCAGGCCCGGAATGAGCACCGGTTTGCGTGTGCTCAGGACATCATTTCGGCTGTCGGGCGGGGGCGTAAGCCCCACAAGAAGGTAGGCGGTTTTCCCAAGCCTGCCCTACCCAAAGTCAAGACTGTTGCGGAGGCCAAAGCTATCCTGAAAGGGCGTGCTTCGGGGAAGCCATCGGGTAGTGTGGTGAATGCGGAGGTGAAGAGACCCTTCACCAAGAAGGAGCCTTTCCGCCCTGGGAAGGTCTCCTCAACCACAGTCATCGTCCTCACTCATGTGATGGCATGTGAAACTCCCCTCCCTCCTGTTGATAAAGAGGAGGAGCTCTCGTTTCAAACGGGAGTTTCACAAGAAGACCTCGGCCACCCTGCTACGCAAGGGAGGGCGAGGAGGAACTCCTTTTAAGGAGTTAAAACCCTTTCATTTTTAATATGTCAAAACCAGAGACGAGACCATGGTCGCTCGTGAAGGAGCTGGCTTGGTACGGAGACCAGCGACATAGTGCCGATGTTACTACTGCAATCGGGTTGTCGCAAATACCAGACGATCAGAAGTCTTCCGTCCGGGACAGGTTCAAGAGTGGCTTTTTACAGGCTCAATACCTGAGCCGTTTCACTCAAGAAGAAAGGGAGAATTTGTGCTTCCCCGTCACCGCCAATACGACACCAGCGCTGTCGACGGCTTTCGAAGCAAATTATTTCGGTGAATTTCGGATCAAGTACGTTGAATCGACTTTCACTGCGGAAATTGCGGCTCAGATTTTAGAATGTATTCCTGAGACCGCAAGTTATCTACAACTGCTCGGTGAAATCGCCCAGCGGAGGAGCAGAGTGTTGGATGAACACTCACTTCAGCGTCTTAATGGAGTCAAATGATCCAACAAGACGTGGCCGGTTCCCGACGAGAGCTCCGTCGCCGGCCCCACCTAACATTCAAAGGAGCTCGTTAAGTAGGTCCAGGAGCGGGTCGTTAGTTGAGCGTGGCGTCTCCAAGCGCCACACTCACACCCGCACAATTAGCCAAGGAGGGGATGGGGCCCCGACAGTTACACTGTCCGGCCCATCCCCGGATGACCTATTCGGGGTTGCGCAAAAGCTAGAACCTGAACGTCCAAGATCATCATCTATTTCACGCGTTTCCGTGGATGAGGATCCTGAAAATATTAACGTTTCGTTCACAATTGCCAAACCTCAATTAACTGTTGATACTGGGGGGAAAGGTAAAAAGGTTCTCTTTCAAAAAGAACCGTTCCCCCTTGCCATGGAATCAGCACAAACTCCCTGTTCAGCCAGTCCTCAACCTCGCTCCAGTTTTGACCAGGATGTCCCACCGGAAAGCACAAAAACCGACTATTCCACCTTCGTCGGTCAAACAAGGGACTCGATCATCAATTCTGATGAGGAGAGAAAACTTTGGGAGGAGGCCAAACTCTATGAAACACAAGGCATCTCCAGCTTAACAGTTGGGGATGTTCTCGACAATTCGAAAGCACGAAAAACTTTCGACGGCATAGAGACGAGGATGGCGCTGGACAAAGCAGGTCAAAGGCCTGAAATGACTCGCAAGGAGATAAAGAAGAATCTGGAGCGTACTGGTTTTTCGGTTGATCAAGCACCCGATTTGCCCATAACTCCACTTACTTCAGTCAAACAAGGGAATTCTTTTGTCAAGACGACCTGTTTGCATCGCGCGCTAAGATATGTCCTCCCAAAGGAATATCATGATATTGTCAACCCCACCATTTCAAGCATATCGGACCTTTTGTGGAACCATTACCGGTATGCAGCATGGGTTGCAGCGTACGATAAACAGCCTGCCAAAGTTTTCCTTCTCCAACTTAGATGCGGTCAAAAACAGATGGGCGGGTCTCGCCGAGCCATCAATCACATCGAGTATCTCGGCACCTTAAGTGCCGTGAAACGGAACCCAGCTTCCATCCGTGTTAATAAGCTTTCATGGAGCGACGTGCCGTATGAGCGCATCGTCTCTGATGGTGCTCAAGCGAGTATGTTGATTACAGACGCGGAGATTTTCCCTTTCAATCCTTCATACAGCTCGGTCAAGTACCTGGATTTGCTGGGCAAGTTCATGTATGACAGGGAATTTCTAGACCGTCGTTCCAATGATTCGCAATGTCTGAGAGACTTACTAAATCTCAATCCAGGCATCAACGGGTTCAACATGGATTCCGCCATTCTTAAACATCACGCTGCAACAAAGACAACCGGTTATTGTTTCACGATATCACCTACCCAGGGTGCCCTTTTCTTTGATTTGGGCGACCAGAGGTTGAAGTGGGTGACTGACAATGGAACCACGATGATCGACAGCATGGCGTTTGAGGACGGCAAAGATGATGATTCGCTCTCGGGGTGGGAGGTGTACGAGGCGGATGATGAGGACGAGCATCTGCCACCAGATGCTCCGAAACTCATCCAAGTCGACAGCTCTCACACCGACGATAAGATCCTCGTTCAGAATCGGGTGGGGCGGCATGAATACGTTTTAGCCCCACTCAAAACACACGTCAATTCTCGGTGCAGCCACGCCGAGGCCCTAGCGGATCCGTATGATTATCCTCTCATAGATCCGCTAAAAACTATTAAAGCCGCGAGTGCGTTGCCAAACGATGTTTTCGTCCAATTTGGTTCTGTCAGGTACAAGTATGTCTGGGATGGTTTATGGAGCCGGGATGATATACCCTTGAGTGAGGTAGATCCCACAAGATATGGGCCCGCGTCCAATGGACGAAGGCCCCAGCTCCCTGAACCGCCGCCACAGACCCACTGGTTCCGTGACTCCTGGTTCATCACGCACTACACGGGTCAGGAGGTTGCTCCCACTGACCATGTGCAGAACCTGGACAAAGAACTGCCACTCTTAGCTGACCCAGTCATCCTTCAACAAGTCATAAAGGATGCTGGCGGTTACGAGAGGATCACGAGTTCTATGAAAAGGGTGGCTCATTTCGTGACTTTCATTCCTTTCTGCTATACAGAAATGAAGTGCTGCATTGAGCCGAATGCCCCGTTCTACAGAACACTCATCGTTGGTGTTTACGGTGACTTTTACTGTGTTTGCTGGTACACATGTGATATTGACAATGGGAATAATTGGCTTTCTTTCATCAGTAAGAAGCATAACCCCAATCCTCCAAGTCATTCACTCCCGATTGATTTAACTCTCGGGACTGCACACACTTTAAGTTGGCCGGACCACTACCATGCGCACGACGGCGTACCCAATTCGGGATGGGGGTCAACTTTGATCCCAAAGAATAATATACCATATCCTTTCGACTCGTCTGATAATCACAGGCACATGCATCCTTATCGTCCCCGAGCTAAGCAACACCGACCTATTCATCACACGTTTTACTATAGTGATGCCACTCCATCTACGCCATGGTTGGAGGTTTATAACGTCGGCCTTTCTTACCAAGGCACCGGTCACCATGTCAATTGGAACTTTACTGATCGGAATGATGCTACGGGTCAACGTAATTTGAATTCAATTAGAAAAATGCATCTATGTAACCAATGGCGACAACCTCGCTTCCCAACCCAACACGGGGTTTCAATACCCTTGGGGGAGTCGAGGGCGCCTTTGTGGTCACATGCATTAACCCGTTACGTTTCTTCTGTGTCACAGACCCAAGCCGGAGTCATCAAAGTGACTGCCAATGGTATAGGTCACATCAATTTCACACGTAAGATGTATAGGGCCAAGATTTCGGATGTGGAATTCGCGTTACTGCGACTCTGTGTCTTTTTCCTGCCTAACTTGGAGAATTTCGTCTATCAAGTTACGGATGCTGAGGGATGCGAGGACCTTCCAGTCCCACCGGATTTGGATAGGTCTCTTGTCTACAGTTATTCCCATCAGCACGGGAACCCAATGGCGGGTAGAATGCTTGGGTGTGGTTCAGCTCTGAAAGAGTTTGCCCCCCAGTATTGGTATATTATGGAAAGGTTTGGCCACGTTTTCGGCATCGACGAGTGGTTTCTGTCCCAGATTCCGAGTGTTGCTGTCATTCCTGACGGTCAGTGTCTTAACTGGCACCTCTTCGAGGGCCAGGGTTTTAGGCGCCTTTCAAATGGATTTTTAGTCAAGCCAAAATTGACTGCCATCCCAACTCCGGCTCCCTCTCGTGTTATGGAGCCACGGACCGAGCAGCAGGTCGAAAAAGAAGCAGCTGCACCAACAGAGGAGGCTAGTCCAAGGAGGGACACATTCGGTGTTCTGCCTGATGGAGAGAGGAGAGGCATTTACAACAACGTGTCTCCCATGCCAACAACGTCCAAAGTGATGGGTTTGACAATCCCTCGCTTAAGAATCGACTATTTAATCATCGGCATGTTTTCCATTTTGGTGTCCACTGCCACTGCATTTGTTGTTAAGGAGAACTCAGCGTTAATCGTGCGCCAGACGGCGATAGCTGAAGGCCAAGTTTTCAATGGCCTGCGTGTCCTCCTTGACTGGTTGTCGTGGTTGATGATGTTCATGGCTTTCCTATTGTTTTCCACTTGGGATCGCATCAACACCAGCCTTTCTCACCTCACGGCGATGATGGCTCCAATGTTACAAATCATCGCCCGTTTCGTCCCCACATTTAATGTGGGTGTACCAAGGGTTGCAGTCCCCTTATGGCTCCCTCTGAAGACAATTTTTTTCTTCCTGGCCATTCTCAAACTGCACAAAACTTTCATTCTTTACCGTCCGCTACCTCTTCTAGAGGATTACGACACGACTTCAGATCACGACGTGATTGAGATCGACGAACAATATCCAGATGTTAATCGGGATCAAATCCTGGTCAGCGTTATGGGCACACGGGGTGATGTAGCCCCAATGCATTACCTTGCGAGGGTGCTCAAAAAGTTCGGTCTCCCTGTCGTCTTCCGTGTTGTTAAACAAGATGGTCCTGAGGACCTACGGATGGTTGCACGTGGTAAACATTGGTTCCACGTGCTTTATTATTTAAAAATTCAGCTTCTTCACAGAGCAGGGTGGAAAGTCATTTATTCCACCTTCAATAACTCTCCAAACGCTGTTAATATCCAACTCATGCCAACGAGAAGGTACATAGGGCCATTCAACATCGATAACACCTTTTTAGGTGTGGTTTCAAAGCTGATGACCACCTTCATCGTTCCCCAATTTTTATTGGGTTCTTTGAGTGATTCGACAGTCGGACGGAGCAGCAATGGTTATACCTTGCTCCGTGATAGGCGACATGAGAACCAGAAAACTGGTAAAGTTGGTTTCGTCCTTGGATCTGATAAGCTGTTACGGGATGATCCCACAGTCCAAGAGATGATTAAGAATTTCAATGCAGAGGAGATCAAGGACACCGATCACCCTACGGCCTTCACGAGATACGACACCGTACTCAGCCATGGGGGGGCGGGGACCGTCCAAACAGTCATTGCCTCCGGGGCAAAGTCCATCAATCTCAATTCTGAGCTCGATCGGAATTATCATTCCGCTGTCATGCCTAAGGATTTCAAGGTGACCACACCACTCCCCCTCATCGTCCACGCTAAGTGGCGGTGCGGTCACAAGATTCCCTTTAATTGGCTTTGGGCTTGCAGGAACGAATTGATCTTTGCCTTCGGTAACTCTGCTTTTTACCATCTTGTTTTCAGGATAGCACAACTTATGGTTTTGCCCTTTGTGTTGTTCTCAATGTTCAAAATTGTCGTCCTTTTGATCCTTACGATCGGGCCGATGGCTAGGGTGTTTTCTCCCTACTTCATTCACATCGCTTACCCGATATTTATTTTCCTTTTGAAGTACCCGATTGTCTTGTTTTACCCGGGCATTCTACCATTCTGTTTAGCCTTTGGGTTAATTGGTTACTTCTTCCATTCTTTCCTTGAGGATGTCATTGCGATTTGCAACCGCAAGCATTCTCGTTATTATCTTCAATTCCATTGGGTGAAGTTATCACCAAAAATCCATCTCCCCGGCCACCTTAGTCTCTATGATACAGAGACAGGCAAGCGTTGGGAGGGTGCATTCACCTCCGGCATTAAGTACAACGGTCCTTTCCAAACAGTTGAAAGGAAGGCTGACCGTTACGAAGGTGCTTACGCGTTTGAGATCCCGATTACCGTTGATCCGCGAAAGTTGCCGAGGCACACTGTATTAGGAAAGTATAGCCCTCAGTTCAACTGTCAAACCTTGGCCCTAAGGGCCATTGGCTATAATCATTTCCTACTGTTGTTGCCTGCGGTAACTGCGGTTTTCGTCGGTAGTTCAATCCTGGGCTTATGGGCCATTGGCCTTTACGCTAGGGAGAACCTAAAACGCGGTAACCAACCCGGAGACTTCCCCGAATTAAAACTCCTGGAGAATGCAACCGTTGAACGTATCTTTGATACGTACGTCCCGGAAGCAAAGGACAAGGCCCAAGAGTGGTTCACTTTTATTAGTGGATTCGTGGAAGGAATCACCTCATACTTTGATGATTTCCAAATGCCCCAATTCGCGGCGACGGTGGATGAATTCCCCCAAACCCGCGAAGTTGAAAACATAATCGATCAACAACTTGCGATCGGCATAGCTCAGGAGACGCTTTTAGCCAAATTGCCTGAGGCCAAGGAGAAGAAGCCAAAAGACCTGGAATCATGGGTTAAAGAGGTTCTTTCGCTTGCCGAAGTCCCTGATAAACGCAAGGACTTGATTGAAATTATTGGTTACTTATATTGGTTGACGTTACATTCAACGGACAACCGGATAATTTTTAATACCCCTGACGGAGGGATGGAGTCATTCCTGGAGAAGGATGTTCTCTCTGTCAATCCTGACATTCCCCTGGAAGGCCGTATTACTGAAGACGAAATTCAGCACTGCCTTCTAGATGCCATTTATGAGTACCTCACGAAACATGAAAAGGTGGATATTCCTGACATGCCACCCATGCGGGTTGAGGACCCACTCATGCCACGTGATCATCGAGATTCCGATCGTCGGACGCTAATCTCGAAGATCATAGACAAAATCCGGGATATACTTGAACCAATTTTCAAGGTGATACCCGGTCTCATTGACCTCTTCAACTGGGTGAAAAACCTTCTGTTGAAAAACATTACCTATTTGAGCAACTTCTTCCGTGTCATGTCAATCATAGGAAGCGTCGTCTACAAGGAAAGCCTTTCAATCTGGACCGATCTTTGTGTCCTGATGTCCGCTATTGTAGACGCCATATTTCTTGAAGAGTACGCAACGCGAATTAAAGCAGTTTGGGCCGCCTCTAATATCATCCGTCTCCCTTCCTTGAGTGCAAGACTCAAGCTTGAACAGGAGATGGTGATGATGAAGCCCAAGGCAAGAAAGGACCCCATTGAGGATTTCAAGGACTTCACCTCAGGCCTTGAATCTCTCTATGAAAATATCCATGGTCGCAAGCCGAAGTACCTTGCTTTCGTCCATGAGGATCCTGAAAAACTCGCAGCACAATTCCCAGATCTGCTCACGGTTAACCAGTTCCTTAAAGGTTACCAAGCTGATTTGGATACTCTTCCTAAAAATGACAGGAATGCTGCCGTAGCAGCCCTGCTCGCTCAAAAAGAAAAAGACCTTTACGCTCAAGACAAGATCTTGGTTTCCCAAGACCCGAACGAACTGAATGAAAAGTTCCTTAAGGTCGCCTTTCAACCAGAAGGGAACCCAAAGAGCGTAGAAGCTTTCGCAATCAGGTATGCCAAAACAGACAGGCGATTCACTTTCGCCTCTGAAGAGGATTTACTTTCGTTAGCTAACACAGCCATCAATGATTATCGTACGGGAGGCTCTATGTACTACGGCTTGTCACGACCGGTCCATTTCAATAAACCAGTCATGACACATTTTGAAGCCGAAGTCCAAGGGATGAAACCCGGTGAATACGTCACGGACGAAGCGTTCGAAGATAGGGTTCGCAAAATGCGAGAAGCCGGGGTCGATCAGGGCGGTGATGGGGTCATTTATGGCCATAATCACCCTGAGCGAAACCGGGGGAGTTACGATCGGTATGTGCCAAAATATCCAATCATGACTCCTCACGAGGCAACCCTAAACGACGAAGTAGTCCACGCGTTAACGAAGCAATTTCCTGAGGCTTTTCTCAACGCTCAACTCACACCTCCAGAAGCAATCAAATTTTACTTAGAGAAGAAATTCTCTTATTCTGCTGGTAGTCCTTTTCTGAACATCTATAAGAAAAGGAAAGCGTTGTACGCCGCGGGTTTCGATGAAGTCCTTTGTAAAATGGCCCATGATCAAATTAAGAGCGGCGAAATGCCCGTTACATGGTTCCATGGCTTCCTCAAATCCCAAGTCGTAAAGATAACCTCAGCTGCAGCTGGAAAACCGTTGAGGAGTGTCGTTGCCGAAGCACTCCCAACTTATTACCTCTCACAGATTTTCCAATTGCAACGAAATAAATGGCTTCATTGGCGCACAACTGGCGTAGGAACCGGCATGATTCTTAATCAAAACATGCAGCTTTTCTATGAAAATCTTGAAGATTTTAAAAACCGAGGAGGATTCTATTTTGAGGCTGATGCCCAACAGTTTGACTCTAAGACAATGCCCGGCATGTGGGACGCTCTTGCTAAATTGAGCTACCACGGCTATAAACACAGAGGCGAAGATGTCGCTAGGAAGGTTCATTCTATAATGGATGCACGGTACAAAAACATGCAAGACTGTTACATCTTCGGGCTCACTGAAAATGAGCCCTTAGGTTTAACTATTGGCGTCCCAACCCAGGACGACATCACACGTTTAGTTACCTCTCACCCTGACAAATTTGTCAGAGCGCATTCCAGCATGAAGAACCCTCCTAGTGACTGGATACCTGTCTTCAAAAATCAACAAGAGAAGACTTCTTACTTCCAACAAACACCCGAACATCAAGCGCACATCCGCAAGGCTAGATGGAACGCGACGAATGACTTGGGTGGTAAGGTTATCCTTACCACAAGTCACCATCTTACGCCGAACGAGCGAACGCACCCTTATTTTGCCAATTTGACAAGGGAGCTGCCACCTGAGTTCGAAAACCCTATGCTAAAGGTTGAGGAGAATGGCCGTTATTCTCTCGACGCGACGGCCCTCCGGATTGCAGATAACATGGACAAAATATATAATCTGCACTTCAAGAACCGTGGCGGCGGCACCGGCCAGTCTGCTACTTCCTGGGACAACACCTGGGGTTTCCGTATTTCATTCATCAAGGGTTGGATGCATTACCACAATTTCCAAAAGTCAGCTAGTGATTTCTTTAAAGAAAATCTCCTGTATAACACTGGCGATGATTCAATGTGGGCTATCCGACTCAAGAAGAGTGAATATGATGTTGAGAAGTTCAAGAGGTGTATGGCGGTCTACGGTCTAACGTTGACCCTCGACCCCATTAAAGATATAGAAGACATCCAATATCTTGGCAACAAAGTTTTCCGGACCAGGACACATGCTTTTGAGCGTGGTCTGTACGAAGACTGGATCCGTGTCCGGACCCACCAGAATGGCAAACCCTTACCTCCAAGGCCCCGCTTCCTCGTTTACTACAATGAGTCGAGTGCGGAGATGCGGCAATCCGCATTTCGGTACTACCAAGCTGAGGCTGCCAAGATGAGGTACATGAGGGCGGACATCCAGAGGTTGGCTGGCGTAGCTAACCTGACTGCGTGGAATCCCGCCTATTACAAAACTCTGGCCCAAAGATATATGGACGACATCCAGGCGCTGGCGCGCCATCATCGCATCAGAAATGTCAATGTCAGACTGATGAGACAAAAAGGGAACGGCTTCTCGAAGACAAAGAACCCCTGGCTCCAAATCCAAATTGATGGAATGCCAGGGAGGACTGAACTCAATGCTTTACGAATTAAATTAAGGGATAAAATACCACTTTCTAGGTCTGAAAGAGAGAGGTACCTTTTCTGGTCTTTCATCAGAGATAATAAATTCCCTTCCATGTATAGCGTTGCATGCATTTCGATGCGTCTAAGAGCCGACGATCCTGACAAATATGATCAGTTCTTTTCAAGATATTTATCCGATCCTCATTATTTCGATCAACGAACTCGAGAGTGGGTTGACTTCATCCATAACGCATATATGGACATCCCAAGGTCCTGGTGGAAAGCCCAGCAACCCCTGCACGCCATTTTCCCTGATCCGTGCTTCAAGACACGGAACCAATACGTTGAGAAGTTTATTCTCACGCGACATAAAAAGGAAGATGGCACCTACCCCTCAAAGGGGGAGCTGCAGAGCTATTTTAACCAGTCACCCTATGGCGCCTTAGTTCATCCTGAGATCTTTGATTTCGACAGGAAAAAGGAAGGATTCGAAGAAGGTCTACATCCAACGTATGTTTACCAGAACATGGTCTACCTAATCACTTTGCTTTATGGTTCATTCCATTTCGTTGAAGTGTGGCTATTAAAACTTCCCGTTATAGGGGTGTTTTGGTCCATATTCATGGTATTCACGTTGGGGCTTCCTCGTTTCTACTCCCTAGCAAATCTACATTTCTGGCATGATTCCGCCGAGTCCTCACCGGTCATCAGCGCTCTCATACCTCGTGATCCCTACCTGCAAATGAAACGATTTTCAGGGTTCACGATAGATATGCTACCCGTCGAATTGGGATACATCATCCGATTCGACCTATTGCTACCTTTCATTGCCAGGCTAATACCAGCCATCGCAAACGCAATACGTCGACAATCCCATTTCAAAGAGCAACCACAGGACTCGAAAGTGCGTTTCGACAACCCCTGGGATACACAAGTTCTCTCACCTGATTTCATAGATCAATTTAACAAGCCTGACCAAGCAATGACAATAACTGGTCCTACGGGCACGGGGAAGTCCACATTATTCCCTGCCTCTCTTTTAGTGAAGTCATCAGCACTTCACAACAGACTGGTTTTGGCAAACGGCGAATCTATCCACCGCGTCACTATAATGATGCCCAGGAAGATCCTTGTTGAGCAATACTCATGCCCTTTGACCAACACCAATTCTCTCGACAATAGGTTACAGAGCCATACTGTCCAGCGAGGAGTGGATACTAATCCACTACTAGCAGAGAGAAATAATATTCTGGTTATGACTTATGGTCATTTCATCACTCGTTCAGAATTTCATACTCCCACCTTTAGAAAAAATACAGTCTTTTTATTCGATGAATTTCATGAAATGAGCGGTGAACTCAAGGTTGCCTGGAGCATACTCCGGCCCGATGGCAATCCACATGGCAAGGTCCTTTTCCTCTCAGCGACGCCTGCGCCTATGTACTGGGCTCCGTCGACGCATTTCAAGGCCGCAATGTCACAGCGTTTCAAAAAACAAATTGTTGTTTACGATTTTCCACCGAACAAGATCGTAAACGCTATTGACTTTGCTGCAGAGGAGTTCCCTCATTTATTTGCCCCTGAGAATTTACTCATTAGGGTAACTACCCTCCGTGAGGTCGATGAGGTAATGCATTACCTTAACAACGACCGTCAAGTGGCCGTACCGGCTCAGGAGGTATCGAGGAGAACGGCTCATCTGCCAATTGACCCAACGAGGGCAATCGTGGCGACTGCCATCGTTGATGCCGGGATAAACTTACCCGGGCGTAGGTTGCTTATAGAACAGGGCGAAGAAAGGAAGAACATACGAGGCCAGATGTATCAGGAACCTTCGAGTAAAACAACGGCTGACCAATTAGCAGGCCGTGTCGGTAGGTTCCAGGACGGGGATGTCGTGATACGACCGCCTCGTTCTGGGACAGGCCGTCCCTCGATGCCTCATGCATCAAACCATTTGTATGCGAACGCTTTGTTAGCAGAGATAGACGGGGTCCAACAGCTGTATGGCTGGCGTTCAGACGTGTTGCTCTCCGGAGAGGGACAACATTGTTACATCCACCTGAACACGCGAGCCCCTGGTTTTAACCCGGAGCACGCCCCGAACATCTTCCTCTTACTCGAGATTGAACAAGCCTTGGATGATCGTACGTTACTGGAAACGATTTACACCAAAGCAGTTAAAGATTACGAGCGTATGCTCCGAGGTCTCGAGGTTAATTGTATGCCAACATTGGATCACATTTACCTTTCCCTCAGTCAATATCGCTTGACTGATGTTCCTTTTGCCGCTGTTAATGCATTCAGGCATGGGATGGGTGCTGTCCTCTACAGTATTAAATTCTCAGAGGATCGCCCACTGCCTGAAGGCATGTTATACAACCCCGTAACAAATGAGTTCCCTTCATGGGACACCGTTCATCACGGAGAAGTCGTGTTTTTCACAGTACGATCATTGCAATTGAAGAATTCAACATGGATTGAGTGGGAAGGCGGAAAGATCAACCGTAGGGTTGTCAATGCCGCCAACAATAAAGATAAGCTCATTGAGATGCAAATCAAGATGTACGATGAACATCACGAGAGGGTAATGTCTACTACATTGGATGAGGCGATCCGCGCCGATTTGCTGCGTCAACAGCAAAACGCTCATGTTAGGATCAAGACATCAATGAAGAAGATCAAGTACCCAACCTCGTACAGTTCAGTGCCGTTTAGTACGACGGACCCGGATGAAACACCGAGTCCTGCCTCTATGTACGTTGCGGCACCGGTCTGCCCGGTTTGCCGGGTGGTTCGACCACATCGTCACTTTTCGAGGGAACAAAACCTCGAACCCATCAGAGCTGCTCTTTTCCCTCACCATGATCCGTTGCAAACGTATTATGTTTACTACGACAATCCTTTTATTCCAGACCTTTCAGGTGAAAATAAAAAGGACGAGTTACCAAAACTCCCGCCGCCGCCCCCGCCACCGCCGCCACCGCCCCCCCCACCATCAATGATGAGTGGCGCGTTGCCGCCGGGTGCAAGGCCGGTTATGTTCAGCAAGGAGGACCTCCAGAGTGCTCAAAGTGCTCTTAGGTCCCCAGACTCCTCGAGGAAGTCAACTTCACCCCCTTCGTTCGTTACCGAAATAGCGGAGAGGGCAGGAAGGCCAAGGAAAATGGCCCCCCCGAGACAACTTGAAGTTGCTTCACCATTGAGTCCAGCTGACATATTCAAACAGGAGTTGGTTCTCGCCCAACAAAAACGGAAAGATAACAAGGAAGAAAAGTCGAAAATTTTCAATTACACTCTTCCGTTCGCCGCACAAGTTCTAGGGTTGCAAGACCAGACTGGGATGTCCCGGAGACAGATTGTTTCCGAGCTTTTTACCCAGGCTAAGTCCGATGCTTCCCTTAAAGGCCACAATCTCACCTTTGGAGAGTGGTATTCTACCAGACAAGCCACTTCTTTGCCGCTGGGTGCTTTAGGCACCGGGGCGGGTTTAAGAAACGGCATAGTCATCCCCTCGATGATTGACCTCAATTCTAGAGCGTCGGTCATGACTTGGATCGATGCGGACCCCTGGGCGACTAGTTCAATCACGCAATGGTTGTACTTGTTTTCACCATTCGCGCCAGGTTCCGTTCGATCAGTCATGATCAGGGCGCTCGCTGAGGGTTTCAGTTGGAGAGGGATGGCAGAGATAATTTATTTAGAATACCTCACGGCGAACGAAGGAGAAGTCCTAGACTTAAACGCCTTCATCAACCAAAAGATTAGGGATGTGTAACGGTTGACACCCGGTGCCCTTTTCTTCATAAACCTGAAATTTCAACGTTTACTCTTTAGTTTCAAAAAGAGGACCGTAGATGCAACCTACTTAAAGCTCAACTACGAGAACCAATCTCATTAATCAGGCGAAGCTCATCGTTAACGAGCCCCATTCTTTGCGGATGTTGTACCTGACTGGCTTAAGCCCCATGTCAAAGCTGTAGGGGCCTACAGGTATTTACTACCCCGGACTGGAAAACCTTCCGTCACTTGAAATGCGCGCGTCACTAGAAACATTGATCGGAAACTGTTAGCAATAACGATCACAGTACAGGATGCGATGCAGGACTGCAACTACCACGGGAAATCGTGCCGAAGAGAGCTCTTCTTTGATTTTTGGATCCTCGCCGCAGGCGGAGCGTCGACCGGAGCAGCTGTGCTGCCCGCTGGCCATTAATCATGGAAACTTAAACTTCTTTGCGGTTTGACCGGCCTGTATCCTTCCTCGGATCGTAGCTCAGCTAACGCTGATCAGATGATTACGCATTGGTGGCCTTTACACATGCCAACACGATGTCACCACTACGCCCTGGATGGACGCCGCAGATTTTTCTCCGACTAAGAAGTTATCAACAGTCCCCTAGGTAAGGGCTCAATTGAGCTCCACTGCAC